TCTGGTTAACTCCGGCACCAACGTAGGAACAAGACTCAAGAACATGGTTTCCACCAGTTGTCCATGCACTGCCACCGCTTTTTGAAACAATGTCGGTAGCATTGAATAGCACGCCAAGGCACCAGAGGTGCGCCCAGTCGGTCCCGTATGGAACCCACGATACCTGTCCACAACCAAAGTACAGGCTATACGCAGCTGACCCGATGTGCGCCCCGCCAAACATGCATAGCCGAGCGGCAGTTGACGTCGATGAGAAGGAGTTTGAACCGTAACTCGATGGCGGCGCGGTAAAGTAGAAAGCCACCGGGCTATAGCACTTGCGTGACGACCAATCTTGCAGGTGTCCGAACGTCAGGAACCCCCCGGCCACGTCATAAAGTCTAGCGCTGGCGGTGTACACGATGTTGACCACGAACTTATCTTCATCGTGGAAGGCGCACGAGTTCACCGTCGATGCTGTGCCGAACGTGATGGTGTCGCTCACCGTCACGACGTTGTTTGCGACAGCGATGCCAGTCTGTACAACATCCGCCCAGTTCTTGGAAACAAGCACCATATCGCCTACCACTTGGGTGACAACAGCACCAGTTTTCGGGTCATAGAACTCGGATTCAAGCTGCAGCACACTGGTGCTTGAGAAGGCCCGAACAAATGCCATTCCCTTGAATGTGGTCCCAGCGGCGTTGTACAGGTCAACCCGCCGTGCCACTGCGAAGTCGCCAGAAACAAACGGCGCGCTACTGCAGGTGACGGTTGTTGTCCCTGCTGTCGTTATCGCTGCGGCGGCGTACTTTCCGCCTGTGATGGTGATGGCCATGTGTCAGACTGAACGGCGGCCCGACAGGACCACCTTTAGAGATGTGGTGCCATCGCCCCCAAACACGCGGGGCTTGAGGAATATGGGCAGCTCGATAACGGCCTTGAGCGCAGCACCAGTCAGCGTCAGGGCGTTGCCCTGCGTGTCTGTCAATGCGTGGTATGTCTCGCCGTCGTTGCTACCGCCAATCGTGACGCTGGCCCCACCAAAGGTGCCGGAGACTTGAACTGATCTGTCAGAATAGACGGCGAGCCTTACAGCTTCTCCGTCGTCATCCTGATGAAGGGGCGCCCAGGTCGTGACCGCAACGTCGGTGGACGTTTCAAAAGGGAAGGTAGTTACCGAGGCAACTGACATGGGTTAAGCCAAATCAGACTTTTCGCTGTGCACCGCAATAAAGCTCTTGGCCTGGCCCTGAAGTTCGGACAGGGCCTTGGGTTGTTGCTTTGGTGCGGCTTTGGGTTTCGCTGCTTCACTGGCTGCAGTGGTTGCCGGGGCAAACCACTTGGCCTTGGAGCCTTCCGGGACATCAAAAACGGTGCCAGGCTGACGCAAGGTGCCACCGAAGAAGCCCACTTTGAGTGCTACGACTTGCATGGGCTTACCTCAGTTAGGCTTGAGCAGGAGAATCAAACGCGGCCCACACAGCAGGGTCGCCTGTGATGAATGCGTTCACCTTACCCGCAGAGATAGCGGTCGTGCCAGTCAATTGCAGGAGGCCCAGGTAGCGCTCGTAGTTGAACGCCTTGGGCAACTCGGCCACGTACAGGGTGGTGCCTGCCTTCAGCGTACCGGTGCTGGTGCCAGAGCCGGTGACAAACGCGGGGGTTGTCAAGTGCTCAGTTGCCGTACCGTTGACCGCGATGGCCGCTGAGTCGTCGGACACCAGCTTGAACTGCACCGTGCCGGCCGAAGCCGCAGCGATACCAGTGTCCACGCTGATGACAAGGTACATGTCATCGATAGTACCGATGTTGCCAGGGGCAAGAGCCACCCCGGCCAGCGATACGTCGATCTGCGAACCGATCAGGTAGGTGCCAGCGGCACCAGTGTTGAGCGCCACTGCATCGGCAAACTCATTGCGGGAATCAAAAATCATGATGGGGTTCCTTTCTAAGTTCAGGATGTGATTAGGACACGAGCGCTTCAGCATTGATCAGCGCGTCGGTGCGGCGTACGGGAATATCGTCAAACGTCATCACGCGCTTGCCTTCCACGGTTTCCCATGACAGGTTGTTGCTTATCTTTTCCAGGATGCCGATACGTAGTTTTTCGCGGATAGTGCGATTCACGTACCAGCAAGCGCGGCCCTTGCCAAAGGAAGGAATGCGCTCGGAAGCAGCCACCATCCAGTTGATCAAGTTCTTCGTGTTGGCCACGGTGTTCAGGTCGGACACATCAATGTTCGGGATACGAACAAAGTAGCGCCAGTCACGGATTGTCAAGCCCGCGTCCCAACGGTAGTGGGTGCGGTAGGCTTCCATCCGGCCACCGTTGCCATCCACATTTTCAATGGTTACCTGGCCCTTGTCCTGCATTTGCAATCCGCCACGCGATCCCTTCGGGTAGATGCCGAAGCCAGTCTGTGGACCCCAGACACACAGCCAAATGGACGTATTGTCCGAACCAATACCCCCGGCGTTCACAATGTTGTCGGCGTTTTGCGCGGACAGCGAGTTGTAGCGTGGGGCCAGGCCGGTGAACGCTTCGGGCGTGGTGCCTTCGTTGCCGTAGAACAGGGTGGTTGCTTGGGTCTGGGACATACCCTCGATGAAGGCACTGTCTTCAGACAGGCGGAACGCCGCAGTGTTGCCGTTCAAATCGGCCAGGGCCTTGTCAATCTCGGCATAGGCTTCCAGCATACCGCAAGCATCTTGCACTTGCGCGGTCGTGGACTTGGCGGGCTGAACACCGCCGTACAGCTTGCGCCAGGTGGGGACAGGCAGGCCGGTGCGAACGGTCGTCTTATTGCCGGTTTCGAGGTTGCCCTCAATCCAGGTCATATCAGTCAATACATCGTTTGTTTGGTTGAGCAGTTCAACAATGTCCGCGATAGATCCGTTGGGGTCCGTCCGACGTGCAACGTCGAGCAGGGTGGGATTTTGAGCAGCGAGAGCAGCCATGGTAAGTACCTTTCAGTTAATTCATGTTGGGGAACATTTTCTTGGCCACATCGTCAACGGTTCCCTGGTTGGGTTTGCCGACAACGATTTGGTCTTGACTGATCGCTTGACCAATCTTGTAAAACGCTTTGATGATGGCCGGGTGGTTCCCAAAGCCCGTCATATTCAGCACGTCCTTGAGTTCGGGCGAGCCAAAGGTTTCCATCGCTTTACGTGCAACAGCCAAGTTCTCATTGAGCTTGTCGCCGCCGATCTCTTTGTCGGTTTTGACGCTCTCAACCCAAGTCTCAACAGTTTTGGCGTGGGCTTCGGCTTGCCGTTGTTGCATCGAAGCAGCAACGCCCGCCAGCTTTTGCGCCTGGTCCTGTGTGAGTTTTAAGTCCTTGGCAATCGTTGTGAACTCGTCAGCGGCTACGCTGTCAAGCTCAACACCCTCCGGCATCTGCAGGTCGTACTTCTCAGGGACGACAGGCTCGGCGGACTTTGCAGTTTCCGCAGTCTTGTCTTCCGTGGTTTGTGCCACCTCGGCTGCCGTCGGGTCGACGGTCGTGGTTTCAGTCGTTGTCTGGTCCCCAGCGTTGGTGGTACTTGTGCTGGCTTCCGCTGTCGTTGTATCAGTCATTTTTGGCCCTGGTTTTCGGTAATCATCTTCAGGAGCCCATTTGGGGAGGCATCGCTGGTTTCTGCAAGCAGGAACAGGCCCATGTCGCGCCGTCCTTCGTTGAACGCCATAACGCTGCCGCTATGGTTGAAGGATGACATGTACACGCCTGCGCGCTGCAGCAGTCGCCAAACAATGCGACGGCCTTGGGCGTTCGCCATCAACCACGTCAGATCGCCAACTTCCCGCCTGCGGATTTCACGCGCCTTTTGCTCTTCGAGCACGGCTTCGCGCTCTTGCGAGGCGGTATCGGTTGGGTCACGGGTGATTGACATGCGGCGCATCGTATTGCGCGCTACACGTCACACGGACACGCTACACGGACGAAGCGCTAGGTGCGCCGTAACCCATGAGGCTAGACATCAGATCCTTGGCTTCGGACACGTTGCCTAGGTTGGTGTCACCCACGGTCTTCACGGCGGCGGCGGCGGCGGGCATAGAGGCTGCTGTCTGGGCTGCTTGTTGCGCTTGAGCGCGAGCTGCGCGGACCTTGGACACTGCGTCGTCTGGCACGATCAGCTTGGGGTTTACCCCAAACATGTCGCCGTAGTCATCTATGGCTTGATCAAAATCCACCTTGTCCAGAATATCGGACTTGAGCCTGGCGAGCTGGCCAACGGTGCCCAGCCAGCGGTCGATACCCTGGCTGGCCACCGCGCGCTGCGCTTGCGCCAGCACGCTGATGAACTCTACCTTCAGCTCCATGCCTTGCAACTCGTCAGGAGGTGGCGGCAATATACCTGCATCGCTGGCGTAGCGGAACGCGGTATCGATCAGCGGAGACAACAGCTCGTTCTGCAAGCGCTCCAGCACTGGTCCAAGCATCAACAGCTTTTCCTCTTGGCGCTGTGCGATCTCAGTGGCCGTGGTGCCAGACCGGGTATCGCTGCTGATCATCAGGAACAAGTCGGCGTAATACGCCTGACGGATGCGCTCGCGCACATCGTTGATGTCGAGGTTCAAGTGCTGCAGGTTCAGGTTGACCTCGAATGCGCTCTTGATACCCCCAGTGGTTCCCACATTATCCACGTACATGACCCCGCCCGGTAGCCGGGAGCCCTTGGCCTCCTTGTACCCAACGGGCACGGCCAGGGGTGGGTTGACTTGGTAGTCAATGGCTTGACCCTTGCGCAACTGCTGGTGCTGCAACTGCTTTACATCGCCTAGACAGTCCATGCCAGGGCTTGAACCATACACATCGTTGCCAGTGACCGCCCAGCGCGGGGCCAGTGCTGGAAAGTGGTCGAAGCCAGACTCGCCCAGGAACTTGTCGTAATTGTCCTTGCCGGGCTCCATGTAGATCGATGCGAACTTCTTGTTCTTACCGTCTTTCTTGCGCACGTCGCGGTCGCGCCGGGGCTCGATCATGTGCACCACATCAACCCAGGTATCCAGCGCCTTGCGGTCGTACAGGTTCTGCACACTGATGCTGCACTTCTCAAGTCCAAACTGTTCGACCATCTGGCCGACGGTCATCTGAAACTCACGGCATAGGGTATCCACTACCCCCTTGCTGTTGGTGGCCAGCATGTACTCCCCCACGGTCAGCGGGTAGTGGTGGATCACGTTGTCGAAGTCAGGCAGCACGATGCTGGCCGCCGTGCCGAACAGCCCCAACTCCTCGTACATCATGTGCAACGCGCGGTAGGTGTTGCTCGCGGAAAAGATAGTACGTAGGACGCCAGCGGATTCGTGTAGCCAGGTCTTGACAGCAGCGGACTCCATCAAGTCTTTGTCCTCGATCTCCATACGAAACCACGGGCGCGCTGGGCTGGTCATGCCCGACATCATGCCCGCCGCCAGTGTGCGGATGCCGAACACTGCAGTGTTGTCAAGGATGTTGTTGCTGCGCTTGTCGCCCCGGTTGCGGTCAGTGACGAAGTACCGGCCAGCGCGGGGCTGCTGGTAGTCGCTGATCTCTCGCCAGTGTGGAATCCAGCTTGAGCGTTCTGTGGTCAGCGCAGACTTGCGCGCCAGCATGCGCTGTCTGCGGTTGATTGGCTCGTCCATTACCCGCCCAGCAAGGAGGTTTTACCAGTGGTGGCCGTGGCTACGCCGCTCGGCCCGGTAAGCAAGGTGCTCCCACCGACGGCACCGTTCGTGCGGTTCATCTTGGCTTTGTCGGTCAATACTGTTGTCTCAGGCTGTTTGACATCCTGTGCGGCAGCGGGCGTGGAGACGCTTGGGGTTGACGTTGATAGACACATGTGCGTGATCCTATGCAGTTTCGCGCATTGTGCAGATGGGGGTGGGGGTTACGGACACAGCTACCTGTGCAGGTTAGCGTATGGGTCGTAGTTCATGCTCGGCCTGTCTGGTTCGCGCAACGCCTGGATGGCGCGCACCTTGGGCATGTCGATCAAGGCCAGGATGACGGCGCTGGCGCGGTCAGGACTTCGGCCCACACGTTTGACCACCTCGTCCCGGCTCTCAACCTTGATCATCATGCCCGACAGTTCCCAGCGGGGGGCGCACAGCTCGGCCAGTAAGTCCTTGTCAGGGGGAAGCGCTATACCATTGTCCGCCGTGGGGTCCAGCGCCTCGCGCATCTGCCACCAGAGCTGGCTGCGCAGGTTCATGAAGCTCAGGCGCCCCGACTTGTCGCGCGAGGTGGCCTTCTCGCTGACGTTGATGCCGTACACATCCTGCCCTGAGCTGTTGAGCACGTCGTAAGGGCTGGCGCCGACACCAATCACGTCGATCATGATGGGTGCGTAGTCCCTGCGCTCACCGATTACCAGGCCCGCGACGATGTTGCCGTTTGGTGTCTCGCTGCCTGGGTGCAACTTGAGTTTGTCGAACCACAGGTCAGTCTCTGGCGTCTTGTGCCGGGTTGACAGCGCGGTGTTGTCTTTGCCCCCGCGCGCCACGTCAACCCCCATCGACAACATTTCGCCACGCGGGCTGCGCTCTTTCCACCGCGCCATGGCGATCTCAACCCACGAGGTTGGGGTCACCTGCCACGGGCCGTCCTCCATGCCCGCCTCGAAGTTGCCGTTCAGCATCTGGCTGCGCAGTGGCTCGGGCAGGGCCTGCAGTTGCGCCATGTAGCCTGTTGACACAAGGAACGGATTATCGGTGATACGCGACGGGATAAACGTGCGGGATTCAGGCTGAACGATCTCTTCAGGGCGGTACGCCAGTGGGTCGAAGTCGTAGACGCGCTCCCCGGCCACCAGCACGAACGACCTGGGGTTGTGGTCTGTGATCCACGCGTCTTTGCCTGACTCAGGGTCCACGTAGACGTAGCGCAGCTCGCCCGGCCCTGTTGGGTACATGGGGTGGCGCTTATCCAGCCAAGGCGCAAAGAAGCTGATCACCCATCGGCCTTCGGCGTTGGTCGGTGGGTTGAAGGTCAGCAGCGTGCGTGTGCGTTGACCAGGGCGTGTGGTACGCACCCAACCCTTGACGAAGCGCACCTGCGCCTCAAGGAAGTTGGCGGCCTCATCAATGACAAGCAGGTCTTTGGGCCGTCCTTGGTACTTGGTTTCATCACCCAAGTTGGGCATGGAGTTAAACTCGATCAGCCTGTCGTCACTGTCGCGGTATACGGTGGGCTTGCCGTTGATGTCGTCGCGGGAGCCTACGATCTCGGCCAGGCGATCAATTACCCCAGTGAGTTGTGGGCCTTCGCGGCGGAAGAACTGCGTGCGGTAATGCTCGGTAAGCGCTAGGCCAATGGCCAAGTCAGTCTTGCCCCCACCTGCTGCACCACCAAACCCAATGACATCAGCCAAGGACTCGTAGGCCATGGTCTGCGGGCCTGGCAGTGGGCGCCATACGCGCGCTTTGATGTCGGCTGACACCAAGGCGTTCAGCTCTTCACGTTCAGCCGGTGTCAGGTAGCGCTCAAGTGCACGGACTTCTTGGGGGGTCACAAAGCAACAAGAATCAAAGCAAAGAACACCCAGCAGGAGGCTAGGCCAATAGTGATGTTGATATCAATTTGGTAGCGTTCGTAGAAGTTTTTCATGATAGTGATATCCCACTGTTTGAAGGTGCGGCCATTACCCCCACAGCTTCTGGCCAAAACATACTTACACGCGCTGCGGCATCACGCATAGCTTCCCAGGTATGCCCTTCAGCCAGTATGTTGCATGCCAAGTCGGACCCCGCTTGCTCGTCAATAAATAACCGTCTGTCAGGCAGTTTACTCATGCCAAATCCCCAAAGTCATCTTGTTGCGTCTTGCGCTGTGCTGCGAGGGCCAGGAGCTGGGCCACGCGCGCACTGCGCGTCGTTTCATCGAACTGCACTGGCGCACCCTCTGCGCCAGTCAGTTCTGTGCGGTCTGCGTAGACCTTCTTGCGCCGTCCTTTGAGCACCAGCACCAGCATGGTGTCGCTGTGCTTTCGGATCGTGAGGGGGATAGGCTGGCCGTTGTCGCCCAGCATCGGGCGATAGTGCTCGGCACCCTCAGGATCAACGTAGCGCTCATAGCGGTAGGCTAGGCGGCCCTTGTCCACAACGGGCTCTTCAAAACCCACCACGCCCCGCCTGAAGGCCTCCGCTTCGGCTTTATCAATGCCTTCTTCCATTGCCTCGCGCTCGGCGTCTGCGAACTCTGGGTCTGCCTCACGGGCACGCCAAGCGGTTGAGCGGTCCACCCCAGCCGCTTCGCAAGCGTGCTTGATCACCGGAAGCTCGCGCAGAGCGTTCAGGTAGGCGGTGCGCCAGGGGTAGTGTTTATCGGCCATGGGGTGAAGATACAGGCAGATCAACCAAGTACGGACACCCGAACCATGCGCACCACCGTTTGGCTGCGCCGGTACCCGTTCAGTATTTTCCAGATGCCACCCTTGCTCATGTCCATCTTGTTGCCAATCTCGGTGAGCGTCAGACCAGCGTCACGCAGTGCGTGCACCTGATCGATCTCAACGTCCAGCAGTTTGGCTCGTGGATGGTTTTCACCGATGCGGTTGCCGTTTTCGTTGAGTGCTACCAGTTTCTGCATACACCCCTCCAGTGTGTAAAAGTTTGCACGTTCGCCACGTAATTTGCCCCGCTACACGCAACAAATGCAACACCCCAAAGGGTGGTGTTGCATTGCATTGCGATTTTTGTAGCTGCGCAACACGGTAATAAATTGCAAGTTGCATGAAAAGTTGCGTGTTGCATCGTCCAATCCGCACGAAACTGCGCGTTCAGTGAGGCACATTGCCCGGCACAAACGGCGCATAACCCGGTTCAAACTCCAAATAGTAGCGAGGTTGCCCCATGTTTTTAATGGCAACAAGGCGGTCAACAAGGGGTTTTGTGGCAGGTAATACGCCTCCTGAAGCATTCTGATTTGCTCATACAGGTACTTTTCTTCATCGCTTTCCGCGCTCGGCATGTGAATAAGTTTCATAGCAAACCCCTTTCAGCAAATTGCAATACAACCATCATCACCAAGCCAATACGGTGCCTCGTCGCCACTACACAGCGACTCCAAAGCCTTGCGTGCCCGCATGCGCCGGGTGTCCCGCTTGCCATCGGCTGGAGGGTCCATGCGCTTGATTGAATCAGCCAGCACTGGGCCAACTTCAATGCCTTCAGTCTGGGCCTTGG